TGTTTTGTTTGGATTCCATGCCAACTTAACAACATTTTTTAAGTTACCACGATTAAAACCAGCAGGAGAGAACCATGGGTCACGAATTGAATCTGTGTATACACAAAGACCAGCAATATCACCGTTTAATGGCACCCAACGATATACGTTATTGTATTTGTCAAACATATATTTCCAACCACAATCAGCAACAGCATATGATGTTGAACGACCCAATGCCGTGTTCCAATCTGTAATATTCATTACTTCATTTAAAGGTTGATTAATAACCGCTGATGAAGGAGGTGAAATAAAAGCAACGCAATCTTTACGAGAATTTGCAATATTATCTATAACATATTGTTGTACAGCTATATTAGCATCCCCAGTAATTACCAAGGAAATATCGGTATCATCAGCACTAATAAATCTAGAATAAGCGGTAACTGTATTTGCCGTTGTTGGAGCATCATCAGAACCTCTTGATAAAACAACTGTTACAGCATCATTAAGAGTAACAAAGTTTCCTGCTACAGTACTACCCCATGTTGTATGCGTTGTTGAATAACTAACGGGGTCAACAGCGTAAATATATTTGGAATCTCTATAAATTGCATTTCTATAATAATTTGAATTACCTAAAGAGTCTATTGAATCAGAAGCTTTTGAAAGATAAGGATAAACTTCTAATACAGTATTTTTAATACCCGTAAACAATCCACCAGAGTCGGTAACAATAACGTGCATTTCGTCATTAGTTCCACCGGCCGCAACAGCTTGGTCTGAAGTTCCTGGAGCTCCATTAAAATAAGAAGAAACATTAATTCCGTTTACTTCCCAATTAGCAAAGTCTCCACCAGCATCAATTGTTGAAACTGTTAAAGAATTTCCTAAAGCTCCAGTATATCTTGCAATATATGGTCCATAAGTATTTGCATTGTTTTGATTGGCCAACGATACATCATAAATATTTTCTTGCGCAATACTAATTATTGATGAAGTATTTGATGTTGCGTTGCGTGAATTTGCTCCAATAGCACGAACAACTTTTAAATTGTTGCCATAAGCCAAAAAAGAAGCTGCAGTAAAAAAAGAAGTTGCAGTATTGCTGTCGGGCCCTGCTGGTGAAAATATGTTTACTAAATCAATTTCACTTGAAATTGTACGTCTAAGATTGGCTGGACCCCAATTAAAGTTTCCAGCAAAAGCACCGGCCGTAGTTAGTATTGAAGGAATGACTGTTGTGAGGTCAACTTCGGATACGTTTACGCCTGGAGAGATTTGGAATGCCATTTTATTATCTCCTTGAATATGATGTTATTTTGGCAGTTAAGATACCATACGGATATTTATGATAGGTCATATTTAGAGATTTTTAAATGAGTCTTTAATAAATCCAGCATATACTTCACCACCATTGGCTACTTCCCACACATCACCATCATAAACTTCTAGACCTGGTCTATTTAGGCCATCGTCTATAATAGGTGCTGGTAAGTTTTCTTCATCTAATTGATTCATACTTTCTAATTGAATTTGTTTTCGAATATCATGATTAACAATTTCTTTAAAGTATTTTTGAGTAGCTGCCCATCCAAACAAAACCAAAGTCATTACTAAGTCATCATTATTATCATCTTCAGCTGCAAAAGAGGTTTTACTGGCCACAAAAGTGGTTAATTCTGAAATAGTATCAAAGTCTGGAATCAACAATTTATCACCTTCAATGAGCGTTTTTAAATTGGAACAGCCCACCCGTTTGACTGCGGTAGACATTTTAACACCCATTTGAACACCTCGACCAAATCCAGAGGACAATTGTTGTGGTTGTTTGTTTCCCGTAAAGACCTTCCAAAGGTTTTCATACTCCAAATCTTGGTGTATAATATCAGCTACCTGTGGATTGTTGTTTATTTCAACTAAAATATAAGCATCATTGTATAATCTGGCTGCATTGTGTATAATCGTTGGAAATAAAATAGGCGATATTGACGAACTCTTATAGGTAGCCACTTGTTTATAGGGTGTTGTTGATATGTCAAATATTGAAAAAGCAGAAGCGTCCAAATTTCGACCTTCAGATACATCCACGGTCATACAATATAAATGGTCCTTTAATTCTTCATCGTTACCTTTAATTGGATGTTCATAAATGATCATCTTATCGTGTTGAGCAATAGGGGCTTTATAGGTCATCGATTGCAGCTTAGGACCAGAAATCAAAGTATTAGTAGAACCTAAGAATTCAGTTTCAAACTCCTGACGAAACTGATGTTCAGAGGTATTCTTAATTGTTTCTTCTTTCCACTCTTCATCTCGACCAGGCACCATCGACCAATGAACTTCAAAAGGAATATAATTGTTTCGTTTGTTTACTGCGTCAGTCCAAATTTTATAGAATAAATTCATTCCGTTTGGTGTGGATACAATAATAATTTTGGTTTTAGTACCAGCAGTAATTACAGGATAAACCGAAGTAAAGAATTCTGTGGCAATATTGGATGGTACGAAAGCAAATTCGTCCAAGAATACGATATTATACGAGCCGGAACGAGCAGCAGAAGATGAGGTGGAAGAAGCAATAATAACCGAACCATTTTCCAATTCAACACGACCTTTGTTCCACTCCAATACACCTTGTTGTAGCCACATAGGTAAATTTTCATAAGCTAATTGCAATTTACCTAAAATGCCACGAGCAGTTTCACCACGGTTGGCCAATACGGCCACAGTTTGAGAATCTTGAAATAGAATTGTCCAAAGAAGATATGCAACTGTTGTGGTAGTTTTACCAACTTGACGAGGACACTTCATAATCGTAAAACGATTATTATGGAAAGTCCTGATCATATCTTCTTGAAAATTGTACATTTTAAAATCAGTTACACCATCATCTAGCGTAATAATTTTTATATATTTGGCAAAATATAATGGATCGTTGGCGCATTTGATATATTCATCAACTTGCTCTTGTGTAAAATTAACCTGGACTCCTACTCGCTTCAGTAGAGGATTATCACGGTAACTTTCTTTATTCTTTGTTGCCATTATTTTTTAATAATTTATTTAATTCGGATGTGGATCCAACAAAAATAGCTTTGTCAATGTTGGTAGAAGAGGATTCTTTTTTAAGTCCGGACATATCTCGTATTTGTTTTTGTATTGCGAGTAATTCTTTATTGGCATCTACCACATTTTTGAGCAACGTTCCATAAACTTCAAAAGCTCTTGGGTGTTGTCCTGCTTTGGCTACTTGTAGAATTTCATCCATGGCTTCTTTACCTTGGTCAATTAATTCCTGTAAGTTTTCTTTTGATTGTTGATAAGCATCGCCCAAATCTTGATCAAGATTTTCTATATTTGCCGGCAGATTATCTTTTTTCTTTGCGGGTGTGGCTTCCATTTTTTCAACTGGAGTAACATCAAAAACTTCTGCCATTTTTTTATCAAATTCATTCATAGTATTTTATATAGTTGTTATTCAATTATTGTGGTATTTGCTGTCCACAAATCGGTAATATTCGCCGTTGGTGGTTGAACTTTAACATCAATCGTGGCCATTTTATGTGGCGTAGGCGCCGCTGAAGTAAATTTATAACTGGTTTGTGTGCTTGCACCAACAATTGGCATCGTATTAACAAAAGTTCCATTAATGTTAGTTAATACTAAAGCATAATCAACAGAGCTCCAATAAGATACTTTACCTGATGCTGTGGCTGTGCCCGCTGAATATCCTTGGTATACAATTTCACCTATTTGATATGTTCCTAATCCTGTTGGACCATCCATTGTAAAATGAACTTCATCTGTCGGTAATATTGATTGGTAAATAGATGTAATGGATTCTTTAATAATACTCTTGGTATCATTAATTTTACCAAAAATAAATCCTTTGACCGTAAAATTTAAAGTCCAAATAACATTTCTGGTGCTTCTTTCAAAATCACCTTCTGAATCTATTTCTTGACTACTGGAGTTTAATACAACAGGAATTTCTTTAATAATTCCCATTTCTGGAACAAGATTTAATTTGATAGTATAATCTGGCGTAAAATAAGAAAGAATGTGTTCCATAATTTGAGTACCATCTTCAATGTGTCTAACATAAAGATATAAATTAAAATCAAAATTATATGGAATAGGATTGTATTGTGATACTAAACCATTGCTTGTTTGTGCAAAATTTTTAATGTTGGTATTTTGTTTGCGGGTTGCATCATATGTAAAACCAGCTAACTCAAAAGACATACGAGGTAAAGTTATTTGAACTTTTTTACCTAATGTTGGATCTTCTTCCATACGGAACACATATGGTTCTTTAGTTCCATAGATAATTGGCACAATCATTCTTTGCGCTTCACTAAAATCTGGATTGTAACGAACCAAAGTAATATCATTAAACATATTACCAAAGCCCACAACAAGTTTACGAATGATTCGATTATAAAATATATTTGCCATTATATGGATCCAAATGGATTTGTTTCGGTTAAGTTAACAACGTTGTTAGCTTGATTTTCAATTACAAAGTTATCATAAGATTCATCACGTAAATTTTCTTTTAATGGATTATATGATGTTAGTGTATAACGTGTGTTACTAGTTGCTCCAATAATAAGATAACCATCGATAAATTCGCCCGCAATATTGGAAACAGAAAGAACTTTTGTTGGATCATTCCATGTTTGCACAATACCAACCGCAGTAGCATTTGCTTGTAATTGATCTGGTGCTTGATAAACAATTTCTTGCCTATAATATTGTCCTTCTCCCACACCCATTTGAAATTGAATTTGATACGATGAATTTGTGGCCGCTTGATCAATAACATCAACACCTGTTGCAATAACTTCAGAAGAAAATTTAAATTTCTCTAAATGTAATTCATAAAAATAAGGATTAACACGACCAAAAGTATGAAATTCTTTATCTTGGTCAGCAAAAGTAATTTCGTATAATTCACCCGTACCATTTAAAAACGGTATATAAATTAAATCACCCTCTCTTGGTCTTTGAAAGGTATTTTGTGGTACTCTTTCTTGAAAAGTTCTGCGAGAAATAATCACCTTAACATTATTTCTAATTTCTAAACCAAATTTAGAAAAGAATTCTTTTTGACCAAGATAATCCATCGATTCAGACAAATACAATTCAATTGGAAATGCTGATTCAAATCGTTTGACGGGATCTTCACCAAACAATAAATCACGAGCTTGGCCATTATCATTAGTAAGATAATAGGCTTCAAAGCCCATAATTTTAATAGATTCTACCAGCAAATCTTCATAAAGTCTTTGCTCTGGTTTTGAACCATAATTATTAAAGTATTTTGAAACTGGCATATTAGTTAAGGAACCATTCCAGCGGGGCCCCGTACTCAACTTGCATCTGTGCTTCTAGTGCTTTAATTTCATCAAACGCCTCATCATAGATTTTATCACCGTTTAGTGTAACACCACCAGGTAATTGCAAATTATTAAACTTTTTCAAATTAGCGCCCCAATTGCGTTTAATTAATGCGGTTGCATATTCTTTCAACCAGCGGTCATTCCAAACTCTACCATATAAAGTTGGGTCAATATTGGCATATGCTTCGGCAATAACAACTGTACCAACTGGCGCTTCGGATGCACCCCATGCCCAATCAACATATAGCCTTTGCATATGTCTTTGGAATCGAATAGGAACTTCTCCAGTGAATAGTAACTCCAGAGAACGTAAGTGTTGTTGTGTTAAGGTATAATTGATGTATGAGGCGGAGGTGAAGTCGTATAACTCATTTAAACGGAGTTGATATCTAAGATCAAACATATTGACTGTGGACTGTGAATCGGATACCGGAAAAATACGAGAAATACCAATAATATCCATTGGATTACCATCACCATCTACCGCTTCGGTTAGGTCCAAGTATTTACGGTCAATATCGGATTGTTGAATTGCTTTGACATAATAAACTTTTTGAGTACCATCAAAATGGTAATCTTGCCAATATTGTAAGGCATCATCTATTCTATCTTGTATCTGATCCTCATCAAGATTTAATTCAATTACCGGGAATCCAAGTCTACGGAGACAATAATCTTTAAATTCGTCCCTAGTTGTGAGTGTTGCCATCAAATTTCTCCTGTGATGGAGTATTTATGCCTTGCCCCATTTAACTTTATTCCATATTCTTTCGTGAAACCAGAATAAAAAAACTTTAGTAAATACCTCAGTTAAAGCAATACCTGTGGCTAAAGTGAGTGTTCCTGTGATAAACCAGGACACCAAAAAGGTGTCCATGGTTCCTGTTAAACGCCAAGTGATAGCTTTAGCTAAACTCCGTATAGGCTGTTCATTCAATTCCTAATTCCTTACGAATTTTGGTACCAGAAATTGCTTTAGTTTTTTCATCAAACGACTCTTCACCCGATGTATAGCCCACACCACGACCCCAACCAATATGAATGATATTAGGCACCACTTGAATTTCATATTGACCTTGATACAAAGGATCCAAATCTCTTTTAATAAATGATTTGACTTGTTCAATAGCAAACGGATTTGTACCTTGCCATCCTTGGCAATCACGAATCTGAATAACTACT